AAGCCACGAGCTTAACGGTGCGGTAATGATTGCAGCTACTAAGGAAATAATCTCTAAAGGTTCCATTCTGATTTTACAAGTGTTCTTATTATTCGTTCAACAAATCCCAACCGGCTTCCACGTCGGCCATGACAGCCGGGATACCGTTTTCAACCACACTTATAGCAGCGGCCAGCGCACACATTGTACCCTTATCCTCCACGTTCGGAACATAAGTTGTCGGAACCTGCATTTCCCGACATACGCGGGT